TGTGCAAGAGCGGGAGCTTTGGAGTTGCTCACACCCTTCATCGATTTCTTTGACGAAGACATGGGATCCCTTCTCGTCAATGAAGGGACTGTACATCCTGTTTGAACCAACCTTACTCCTTTGAGTGACGCCCCGTCCCTTTGACGGTAGCCAATGCGATGGTTCGCACCTGAACGTGTTTTTCTCTGTCCTGCTAAGCAGACGACTCGAGCTCACGAACAGGCCCCGACCAAGGTTAGGCGACAAGGCATCAAACCCTCCGGAATGAAAATTGGAGGCGCCGTGCAGTCTCTCGGCATTTTTGTTAGCACGGAAGTATTAAGCTTTCCGGTCCTCGCTTTCACAAGATCCAGTCCGCACCGTTTTGGGCCATTACCAAACAGAACCCCATGAGCAGTTTACCGACTTGCTCAGGTCAAGAAAGAAATCAACAAACGTCCTGAAAAGGTGGACAGGGAGGACAGTTGAACGCAAAGACTTGTGCGTTCCAGTATCGATCCAATGTGCTCTTTGACATAGGTCTCAATCGAAACTGCTTGGAGAAACGGCTAATGAACACAGCATCCGACGTGCTCACTGACCCTCGATTCGCACGCGTGCAATACGCGAGCCTCTCGAGCCAATGATCTTTGACATCGACGGATTCCCCCTCACGGGGGACATAATCTCCAGGAACCATTCTCCAGTTCGCCATCGCCCCTGCGAAGTGAACGGCAGGAAGATCCATCCCTGGTTTCCGGTACAGAGCCATCCGTGGGTCGGAGACGAAACGAGCGGCGAGAACACGTTGTTCTCTAGTCACTCGCCAAGTCTTCGGCGCATGTTTGACATCCATTCCGTAACCACCGAGATGGACAGGAAGATACCAGTTCGGTTTGATCCCCGGACCGTGCCAATCCTTCTTCCATCGGCTAAAAGCCGCAGGAATCGCGCAAGCTGCCCAAGGGCACAAATCCACCATTTGGGACAGGTCCTTTCCGACGTCTGACGGCGTCGCAAGTGACTCACCCTTTTTGGCAGACACACCCTTGATCAACTTGAGGTTCAGATAACCAAATCTCTTCATTCGTCCCTTTTCTGAACGTTTAAAGAGTTGGGAATTGATCAAGCAGCAATCTTTTGAAAGATACTGCTTTCCCTCGGACATCTTGAATCCACAATCAGCGGCAGTTGCCACAAACACCGGATAGAAATCTTTCCGGCATTTGAACAACATGTCATCCCCGTTGACCAGAACTCTGTTCCAGAGTCTGTTCAGAAGGGAACCGCGAAGTTGTCGCTCCTTCCTCGTCTCCGCCAGTTGATGCCATCGCTTCAAAGCTGTATGGTAAACTGCAAGGTTGATCAAACAAAGAAACGGAAAACTCAGGGGGTGACCCATGAGCTGACCGGTCCTAATCTTCACAACCTTTCCATCAGGATACTTTGTAACGTTTCTCTGACAATGATTCGCTCGATTGCCTCGAAGAAGTTCATCCACCACAAGCTGGTGGGTGTCTCCATGAGCACACTTGTGCCTCGCCCCACCTTCAAGCCCAAGTATGAGAACTACA